ATAAGGTAAACCCACTCCTCCTGATGCACCTCCAATTGTAGAAGTTGCAGGACCTGAAGGTTTTGCAGGAGCAAAACCTAAAAAATAAGATAGTTGTTCTATTTCACTAAAAGTATCACCTTGAGTTTTGTATTGAGAATTTATTTGTTGAATAAAATTGTTAATAGCTCTTACGATTTGTCTTTGATTACCTATTTCGTATTCTTCTGTTGGATCCGGAACTCTAATTGTAATAGCCATTATCTTCTACCATCCGGTTGTATATCAATTCTAAGTGTACCATATCTCCAGTTTTCACCATCAGCAAGACCAGGATTTTCTATTTTTATACTTAAAAATCTACCTCTTGCTCTTGTATCTTTTTTATCTGTTGTTGATGTAACATCAAAAGAACTATATGTTGATGGAGTACCTGCATCTGATGGATATCTTTTTAATGTTAAAGTAACTCTAGCTGTTCCAACTAAAGTTTTAAAGTCTGGTATAAATCTTCTCATAGATAAAAAGAATTCACCATCACCCATTTGTGGACTTGATATATCAAAATCAAATGATTCAATATTAGATGTAATTCTAGTTATAGAAGAGTCTAAATTTTCTTGATCAGTTCCTACTTCATGTTTGTATAAAATAGTTTTACCATATCCATTTGGTGCTGCAGGTTCACCTATAACTTCTGGAAAATCTCCATTTGTAGTATTATCAAAACTTGTTGCAAAAGGTTTATCAAATACATTTGCATCTGCCCAAGAAGTTCTCGGTGTATTACCTGTGTACCAAACATTTTCTGCAAAATTATATATTACATATCTGTTATTATAATCAGATGATGCTGATGGGTAATCCCATCTTACTTCTGTATATAAATTATTTACACCTGCATAGATTTGTTGACTTTGAGTTAAATCAACATCATCATAAACATAATCTTCAACAGAACAATCTAGTGTTTTAACTGATCCATCATATTTAAAGAAACCTTTGTCACTCATCCAATAAGCAACACCATCAACTTCTACAACTGCGTTTTGTCCAAGTAGTCCACAGTTAGTACCTACTTGTTCAAAGCCAAACACAAAAGGTTGTCCGATGTGTCTCATTAAATATAAAGCGTTATCTGTCCAAATAAGTATTGCTTCTTTTGATTTAATAGCACCTACTATTTTTGTACCATCTTGAATTCTTTGTGAACCGGCAGAGTTACCTGCTGTAATATCATATGTATTTATTTGTTCTTGTGATGAGAATCTTACAAACATATCATCTTGTGTTGATGGCGTTCCAACAGTTGTTTCTGTACCCATGTGAATTAAATGTCTTGTAGTTGGTGACACCATACTAATTCTAGTATTTGTTGGATTCTGATCTGTTTCAAAACCTGTCGTTAATACAGACGCTCGCTGCCCGAGTGGGTTACCAGAAGCGGGATTCCATGTAAATGTTTTACCATTTAAGATAGTTGCAACAAGTACCTGACCAAAGTTTGATAGTGACCATAAACCAGGAGGAGTATTAACACCATTTGTAGATGCAGCTTGACCCCAGTTATTAGATCCACCCCAAACTCCTGTACCCCAACCAAAAGTAAATTGTTGTATTTGATTACCAATAGTTTCTAATGGAAGAATAGAACAACTTCCACCAGGTCCTACATTACCTGTAGCATTTGCAACTGGTGTAACTGTAAATTCTGTATCTGATACAATTGTTTTTACTTCATATAATTTATCTTCAAAATCAGAGTCAGCATAACCTGTACCAGCAGGTAAAGTTACATTTTCAAATTCTACAATGTCTCCTGCAGATAAACCATTAATAGATGTTGTTGTAATCGTTACAACATTAGATCCTGAAACTGTAGTAAACGTACTATTTTTAAATTCATCAATTGTTAATGGAAAGCCACTAGTTCTGTAAGGTGTAATATCGTAAAAATTATCTTCGTAATAAATTAATAAAAACTTATCAGTTCCAATTGCTAGATATTGATTACCGTCATTACCTCTAAATGGATGCAATCTTCTTGATACAGATGAAATACTTTCTCCGCCTTCTGCTTTCCAACCACCTACTTTTTCTGGTAATGTATATCTAAATCTAACGTTGTCACCGCCCACATAACGAGCGACAGCTCCAACTTCAGAGTTTTGTTTATCGAAACCTGGTTTAATTTGCCATTTGCTAAGAGGCACTGTTCACCTCCTATATTTTATCCTTGTAAGCCCAGCCTACAGTCGCGTTTACATAAACCAAAGTAAAGTTTTGATTATTTGTTGAAACAGTTATTGATCCAGCAGAACCTTCAATATTTTCAGCGCCTGGATCAATTGTTAAATTATTTACAGCGTAGTTTTGTCCACCGTCAATAAAACTTACTTCTGATCCAACAGATGGCCCTGTTGGTAAAGTAATTGTTAATACACCCGCAGTTGTATTACAAATAATTTGATCACCACTAACTGCTGTGTAAGACGAAGATGTTGACTTGTAACCTTTAGTTAAAAGACCTGCACTTATATTTGTTCCATCAGAATATAATAAAGCCTTGCTTCCTACAGGTAATGTTTTACCAGTTCCTGAAAAAGTTTTAACAGTTAACGTATAGTGTGATGCTGATCTATCTGTTGCATCTTCTACAACAAATACTCTTTCCGATGAATCAGGCATAGTTACAACTCTATTACCTGTTAACGTTCCAGTTAATTTAAAATATAAATTTTTACCATTTGATGTAGCACCATCAGTTAATACTAAATTAACATCAGCTGCACCCACAGCTAAGTTTAAGTAGCCGCTCGCTGCTTGCTCCAAAATCTGTAGATTCGTGTTTGTAATGTTACCCCATAAACCAGCTTTTTCACCGGTTACCATGAGTTCTAGTTTTATATCACTTGAATAACTTGATGCCATATTTTATCCTATTCTCCTGGAGACGGAGAGTTAATAGCAGTTCTAATTGTGCCATCCATATACTCGTCTCTTCTTCTTCTACCTTGTTGTTCTATACCATATGTAGCCATACTTCTAGTATAAGATTGTTCGTATAATTGTAACATATCTGTTGGTCCTTTTAAATAGCCATAAGTTTCAGCTAAACATGCATATAATAATAAATCTGGGTAATTGTTTGATACATAAGTTGTAGTTGCATCTGCCGATGTAATTGTGTCTGGTTGCTTGACATATGCAACGTGGCACACGTAGGCAGCATCGGGCGTCGGGGCTACAAAAATTGTAGTAGCATTTCTGTTAGAATAGTATCTCGGAATATTATTAGGTGCAGCAGATGCTGTACCAGGTGTATTATAATATTCTTCCATAAAAGAAGTTTCTCTGTATTCTAAAGCTTTTCTTACAGCTGGTGTTTCGTTTGTATCATTAATGTAAATGTATCGTATAAATCTTGTATTTGCTGGTGCAGCAACTTCTCTATTTCCTGGAGTCAAAGTAATTGTATCGTAGAAACGAGCGTCATCTGTGTCTGTTTCTCTAAATATTCTAGCTTCAGCGTTTTTTACAATAGTTGTAAGAACAGCATCACTTAATACTGTATTATCAACTTCTGTATAACTTCTTATATCTGATTTTAATTCTCCAAAATTCATAATTATGCTTTAAATACTATAGGTCCAGCTGAACATTCTAAACCTCCTCCACTTTCTCTTGTATTAACATTTTTAAACGTAGTAAAGAAAAAACTATTCTGAACTGTCAAAGTTGGTGGTTGACCAGGGTTTGGAACAGTTGATGAAATCATTGATATATTAAAAGCTCCATAAACTTTAGCGCCATTACTATGAGAACTAGCTGTTGTATTTGCTGGAGTTACACCTCTAAATTTAGCCGCCGTTCCTCTTACACACCCTGTTAATTGATTACCTACTTTTACTGCGTATGAAATAGTTTCATTTTTAAAAAGTAAAGTTACAGGATCTATTTTTTCTATCATAATATATCCAGTTACAGGGAAGTAAGTTGCATCAGTTAAATTTATAGTGGTTGTAGAATCATTTATATCTCCGTTTAAAGTAGTTTCTAATTGTATTGACTCTATGTTTGATCCTGGGATAGGACTTTTTAAATTAGTAAATCTAACCCAATCGTCTGTTTGATAACCACTGTTTGGAAAATTGCACTCTATTACATTAGTAGGTAATGCTAAAGAACTTAATGCTGCAAAAGGGTTTTGAGGTAATATATCAAAAGTCGGTGGCTCAGTTCTATCAGGTCTAGCATTTTGTAAACCTTGTGGGTCACCAGGAGTTGGAATCGGATCTAGTTGTGGTTGCTTAGGTTCATATTCTGAAATATGTACAAAAGCTCCATTCCATTCTCTTACCATTTCATTGTATGGAAACTGCATTCCTGATCTATCAGAAATTGCTAGCGCGTATCTACCTTTTGATAAATTAGTCATAATTAATTACCGTTCTTAACGTCTAAACTGTCTCCATTTAATACATATAAAATATCCATTCCGGCAGATATTGCAATATCTGCTCCTGCACTATCTCCAATTGCTCTAAATTCAATATCTGTTTTTTCATTAAATTTTAAAGGAATTGAATATTCTTGATGATGAGATCCTTCAGCAATAACAAATTTATCTTTGACTTGAAAGACACCTCCATCAGGTCTAGCTAAAAACCTAACAGTTGCATATTTATTATTTTGTGTTGTTGCAACAGTAACATCAGTTTGTAAAACATAAGCCGTAAAGTTAGCAGGGACTGTCCATAAAGCCATTAATGTTTGATTATCACCAATTGCAATTGTTGCATAAGGTATTGCAGGAACTCCACCTGCAGGAGCTGCCTCGGTTCCAACGTAGATAACACCTTCATTACTTCCTGTAGTTCCAGAAGTATTAACAACAACTCTGTTTACCCTTATCCAATTATTAGCTAAACCTAGTTGAACAGCTGTTTGTCCATTTAAATCTACCGTAACACTAACTTCATTGTAGTCAGCGTCTAATCCTAAAATAGTTACGTTTTGTGCTCCAGTTCCAGCGGCTGTATCGTTTGCGCTTGAACTTGAAACATACAAAGTAGATGCACTTGTTAAATAAGTATATAATCCTCCTTGGGCCCATACTGTTTCTATTGCATCGTCGATATCAGGATTAAATCCAAACTTAAATATAGATTTATGAAAAGCTATTTGTTGTTCTGCAACTTGTAAGTAAAAAGGTTCTGTTTTACCTTGTTTAGTTATAGAAGTAACTTTTCTTGTCATTTACTAAATCTCCGGATAATAGGTTCTAGGTGTTACAAATAGACTAGAAGAAGATCCATCGTTTTGTAATGCTCTTTGTAATTCATCTTCATATAACATTTTTAAATCTTGTACTCTTTCAGGTTTAAATTTGAGAGCTAAATAATATGCAAGTCCCGCAGTCATACATGGTACAAATCTATATGGTACATCCGCATCGTTTGTATATTTACCTACGTCATCAATTCTTTTAGCGTAGTAATAATTAATTTTATTTCCAGCTTCGTTTGGACCAGGAGTTAAGAATAAAGTTATTGTTACTCTATCAATAAACCTTTGTACAAAATATTGAGTTGGTGTTCCTTTTGCTGATTTACTTGCAAACGATTGATAAACAGATCTGTTTACTTTTGTTAATGGAAAATCAATATTCTCTGCATTTCTATATGAAGCTTCTAAAACATCGTCAACTCCATAAATTGCAGTTGCATCAGAAGTACCATCAGATGTTGATCTAAACATTGTATAGACAGCTTGACCATCTACTAAAGTTAAATCGTTATTTGCAATTTCCCAATAATGAAGACCTCTGTTGGCCCACTCTTGAAACATGATATTTAATGATCTTCTTGCAGAACTTAACTGTTGACCGGTTACACCAGTCATAGCTATTCTTTCATAAGATTCATGAATTATTTCATCTATCGAAAACCCTTTTTCAAAGGTTGTTGTTCCTGAAGTAGTGTTAGCCACTTAGACCTCCTACTTATCGAATAACAGAGTCGCTGCTGCTATATTAGTAAATAAGGTTACTTCAATCCCACCAGGAAATAAAACTCCGTCTTCCGGTATGTTAAACGCAAATACATCGGTATTAGGTATGTCAATATCAAAAAGAACTGTTCCACTAGTAGCATCTGAAAAAGTAATTCTTCCAGCTCCACCACCATCAGAAGCAACACTTAGTCCTCTAAGTCTTGTTCTTCCTGTAAATACAACACCTACTCCTGTTACTCGCTCTGAAAATACATCTGATTTAAAACTCATATTTTTTCTCCTATTCTCTCGGCGGTTGTGTTTTGTACGGATGTAATCCGGGTAATAAATCCTGTGAACCAAATTTATACGCTAAATAAC